CCGCCTTATAGCCGCGACCGTAGCCGATGGCATCGATAGTGACGACGTTGTTATCGCGAGCAACACGCTTGTGGACCAGTTGCTCAGCCCAGTCGGCGCTGTCGATGACCACGGTACCGAAGTCGTGGTCTTCCTGAGCCAGCGATCCGATAGCCTCCATGATGTCTTCGAAAGATTGGCAGAGCGGGAATGCCGTGACGTTGATGGCGTCGAGGCCCTCCTCAGTCTGGATGAACACCGGGTTCGGCGCTTGCGATGCAAACGTGGACTTGCCGATGCCGTGGGTGCCGTAGAGCACGATCCGAGGGGGCCGTGCTACGCCGGTTTTTCTTAAGCTGCTAAGTGATATAGCCATGTGCTATTAAGCTCCTTTGCTGATGGTTACCGCAGTTTTGGCGGGTTTGATGGTGAGCGCCTTGGCAAGCAGCCGATAAATCTGCGGCTCGTTGTTGGCGAGGTACTTCACACCTGAGTCGTCAAGCTCGCGCTTGACCTTCACAGGCTGAAGGGATTCGGGGATTTTGGCGGCGATAGACTTGTCGTACAGATCCCAATCGACCTTACGAATCAGCTTGCCGGTGATGGTGACTTTATAGTCGCCGACTTCGTGAGTTTGAGAGCCTTCCTCTTTCTGGCCTAACAGAGCAATCAGCTCTTCTTCCAACTCGACGCGGCGCTCGTTGGCTTGCTTCTCGGCTTCGCGGGCCTCGAACAGTTCATTAGCAATTTCAATTTCAGTTCGCATTGTTTTGTCCTTGGTTAGGGTTTGGGTTTGTCTACGGAGAAAGATGCTACACCCCCTTGTGACGGAATGCAAGGGGTGGCAAGATGTCACCATGGAAACACGAATTTTATCTCTTTCTGAGTGGCTGGAAGAGAATTGCTTGACACACGAAGAGTTTGCCGTTATGTGCGGCTGCACTCGTACTGCTGTCACCCGGTGGGCTTCCGGCTCCAGACTGCCTTCGCCCAGATGGCTGAAGGTAATTGAGCGCAAAACTAAAGGTCAAGTAGTGCTGCGCTATAACTCGTACATGAGCGAGGGCGAGCGGGTACGATTGGCTCTGCGCAAACAGGGCCTGACGCTATCTGCTGCGGCCAAAAAGATGCGTATTCATCGCAATACCTTGACACGGTTTATCCAAGGGCAGTCGGATACGCCGTCAAACATTGTTGAACGTATATACAAAGCAGTGGGGGCCACATGGCACAAGTAATTGATATGGTGATTCACGGGAAGCCGATGGGTAAAGGGCGTCCCAGATTCTCGCGACGCGGTAGCAAAGTTGTGACGTATACGCCGCGTGAGACTGAGATCTATGAGATGAATATCAAAGCACTGGCGCAAGTAGCAATGCTGGGCAAGGACATGTTTGAAGGTCCTGTCAAAGTTACTGTTACGGCGTACTTTGCGCACAAGAAGAAAACGGGGTGGCACATCTCTCGTCCTGACTTGGACAACATCGTCAAGGCGATTCTGGATGGGCTGAATGGCGTTGTCTTTAGCGACGACGCAGCGGTAGCACAACTCGTGGCCTCCAAGAAATACGGTGAGGAACGAGTCGAGGTTCAGGTAGAAAATGTCTGACAATTACATGGAGCAGTACGGTGCGAAGCTCATCGATGGGGGCTATCGCATCGTGCCAATTATGCCGGGGACCAAGCGCCCCGGTCGCTATGACAATGGTCGATGGGCGGATCTGGCGCGTTGGACCGAGATTCACTCGCAGCCTTTTCATGTCGATTTGTGGTCGAAGTGGCCCGGATGCGGCATCGGTATTCTGACCGGCGAGGTTGTTGCGATTGATATTGATGTGCTCGACCCTCAGGTGGCCGTCGAAGTCGGTAACGTCTTCCAGCAGAAGCTTGGCCAGACTGAGTTGATCCGCATCGGTAAAGCTCCAAAGGCGCTGTATTTGTACCGCACGCTGGAGCCGTTCACCAAGATCTCGCTGCACCCGATTGAGGTGCTTGGGCTTGGTCAGCAGTTCGTTGCCTACTCCATACACCCGGAAACCAGCAAGCCTTACGAGTGGCCGCTAGAAGCGCCGCACGAGGTGCCATTAGAGCAGCTCCCGCTCGTGACCCGTGAGCAGGTGCTGGAGGCGGCTGAAGAGGCTTATAAGGCATTACCGCCGCCCCTGCGCAAGAGAACCCTTGGCCCCAAAGGGCAGATCGTGGTGCCCGATAAGGATGCGAAGTCGTCTTACGATGGCCTCGTTGGGACCTATGCTGCCGTCGAGGATGCTCTGCGGTACGTGCCGAATCCGGACCTCTCGTGGGATGACTGGAACCGCATCGGCATGGCGATCTACTGCGCTACCGAAGCCAAGGGGTTTCACATCTTCGACCAGTGGTCGCAGGCTTCTGGCAAGTACAACACCATCGAAACCCGGCAGCGTTGGGATCACTACAGCAAGTCTCCGCCGACGAAGATCGGCGCTGGTTCGCTGTACTTCCACGCGCAGCAGAATGGCTGGGTACCGCCTCCGTCGCTCAGCCTGAACCCACAGAAGGCTCGCGCCATTGAGGTGGACCTGAGTTCGCTCAAAGAGGTTAAGAAGTCTTACCCCAAGAGCACTCGCGAGAACTTCCCGCACCAGTGGTTCCAGAGTCCGTCTTTGATTGGCCGCGTGACTCGCTGGATTAACTCCACTGCGCAGCAGCCCCAGCCGACCTTTGCGCTGATGAATACGCTGTGCATGTTTGGCGCTCTCTTCGGGCGTCGGTACGCGATGTCGCAGCTCAACACTCGCTGCAATCTGTTTTCAATTGCCGTCGCCAAGCCCGGTGCCGGTAAGGATCACAGCCGGCAGCGCGTCAAGGAGCTGCTCATCAAAGCGGGCCTGAATCAGTTCATCTGCGGTGACCGATTCAGCTCGGGCGTGGCGATCCTGCGCACGCTGTTTGATTACCCCTCGCGCATTAGTCACCTCGACGAGATGGGTCTGTACCTGCAAAGCATGACCGCCAAGAACGCGGCAGGGCACCAGCGCGACATCATCAAGACTCTGCTCGAAGTCTACTCCAGCAGCAGCGGCACCTATCACGGTCAGGAGTACGCAGACTCTCGCGACCGGCAGCGTTACGACATCTTGCAGCCGAACTTCAACTTCTTTGGCACCACCACACCGAGGACGCTAATCCCGGCGCTGAACTTCGACATGGTCGATAACGGCACGCTCTCGCGCATCTTGCTGGTGCCGCCGTTCGAGGACTATCCCAGCTCGCAGATCCCAGAGAGTCATCCGCCGCCGGAGGACATCGTCAAGGACATGCTGGATTCCATGTCCGTCATTCCGCATGGCGCTGGGAACCTAAGCAACATCCAGTCGATTCCGAATGCTGCTGTAGTGCCCATCGTCGTTGACTGGGAGGGCGTGGCCTTTGAGCGGTACTCCGAGATCAAGGAGTGGCAGCTCCAACAGTCTCGCGGCAACGATGCGCTGTGGGTGCGTTTCTCTGAGATGGTCATCAAGATCGGAATGATCGAAGCCATCGCTCGTGACCCTTGCGCTCCAGTGCTTACTGGCGAGATCTTCGAGATGTCGTATGAGCTGACGAAGTGGTCGTTCTACTACACCGCTGACCTGCTCTATCGCGAGGTTGCCGAGAACGATATCGAAGCGGCGCACAAGAAGGTTCTGAACCTGATTCGCAACTCGGGCGCTGAAGGGATGAGCGGCACCCAGCTTGCGAAGTCCTGCCAAGGAATGAAGGCTCGCGACCGTAACGAGATTCTCCAGACCCTCGTGGAGTCGGGCGACATCTTGGAAGAGGTCGTTAAGAACCCCGGTGCCGGTCGAGAGCGGCGGATCTACAGAACGAGGTACAGGTAAAAAAATGCCCCGGCGGAGCTAAGCTTCGACACCGGGGCCAACTCTCTAGGAGATAGCACGAGCCGATGTTATCCCCTAGGGTCCTTGCCTGCAAGCCAGTTGATGTACCACAGGGCCTTCTTGGCCTCCTGCTCGGGGGCATCCTTCTGCCCCAGTCTCCACAGATACGCCATGGCGCTGCCCTTGCAGTAGCCCCGGAACTCCTCGGGAGTCAGGGCTGCTCGCAGGGCGTCAATGCATTCAATCTCGCCGCTCTTATAGTGACTTGGATTTACTGGATCGCTCACCCTTGACTCCCTTCTTC